ATTGTCGAGTGCCGAGAATCTGGCAAGTTCAACGATATACGACAAGCATACATGGCCGTATATACAAAAGTCAAGTTTCTTGTTCGAGCAGCAGCTCACTGTGGAACAGATTGTATCTTTACTTGCTGGGAAGATATTGAAACTCTTACCGATTCTGAAGGTAATATCATTAACAGACGGTCCCCTTTGCTACCAGCAAAAATAAAGCAACAGGTGTGTGGCTTGTGTAACATTCTTGCCGTTGTAAGCACTGGTAAGGATAAAGAAAACAACACTCGCTGGTTCTATATCTTGGAAGGCAACGAAACACGTATGTGTAAGGACCAGTTGCACAATAGAAAATCTTGTCTTCCACAACATCTTTTCACAAACAATAAATAAAAGGAGATATAAATTATGGCTATTAATTTTACATATGATGCATCACAATACGAGGCAAAAGACTTCAGTGTTCTACCAGAAGGAGATTACAGAGTTAGAATCTCTAATGTACAAGAAAAGACCTTTAAGTCTGGTAATGAGGGGTTTGAAGTAACGTTAGATGTAAATGGCTCAAACAGTCATTTGTGGTTCTATCTTGTTATTGATGCATCTAATCCTAAACAAACTAACCAAAGACTTGGTACATTCTTTGATTCGTTCGGTATTACTAATCACAACCTTGCTGCTTACAGCACTTGGGTAAACAAGGTTGGCGCAGTACGTGTTAAACACGAAACATGGAACGATACTGTATCAGCAAAAGTAGCTTATTGTATTGCGAAAAACAAGCAAGACAAACTGCCACCTTGGGTAGATAACAGTATGCAAGATATACCACCATATCTGAAACCAATCACGGTTGCAGAGGATGATATGCCCTTTTAAGTGAGGTGAATATGAAAAGTATTAAAGCCGAGTTATCCGACAAATTAAGATGCATAGAATTGCATACCTTTAGTGACTGGCATATCGGAGATGAGCACTGCGATATGCAGTCAATTAAAGCAGAAGTGGAAAAAGTCAAGGTAACTCCAAACGCTTATTGTATATTGAATGGCGATTTGTGTAACACAGCAACCAAAACATCTGTATCGGATATCTATTCCGAAAAGATGTCAATTATGAAACAGATCCAAACCTGTATCGAACTATTAGAGCCTATCAAAGACAAGATACTTTTTATATCTAATGGCAACCATGAAAATCGCACATACAAGAACGATGGTGTTGAAATAATGAGACTAATCGCAAAGCAACTAGGTTTGGAAGATAAATACTGTGGTGAAGGTGGTGTGCTGTTTGTAAGGTTTGGCGATGGTGGATTTCATCGAAGAAAACAAGCTTACTCCATCTATATCACTCACGGTACTGGTGGTGGCAAAAAAGTAGGTGGCAAGGTAAACCGCTTGGAAGATCTAGCAGGAATTGCTGATTGCGATATCTATATCCACAGTCACACTCACTTGCCTCTCATATTCAAGCAAGGATTTTATCGTTTGAGCTGGCAGAACAGCAGTGTATCTTTGGTGGAAAAACTGTTTGTCAATAGTTCTGCACAACTCAACTACGGTGGCTATGGACAAACGCAAGGGTTTAAGCCAGCTAGCAAATCTACACCAGTAATCTATCTAAATGGATGCAGAAGGGAGATGGTAGCGAAACTATGATTACGCTTCGTGACTACCAAGAAGCACTGTATCAAAAAACACGAAACGCATTCAAAAAAGGAGCACGCAGGGTGTTAGTAGTAGCACCCTGTGGTGCTGGCAAAACATTCTTGTTTGCAAAGATGGCTGAAAATGCACATGGCGAAGTACTAGTATTAACGCATCGCCAGGAGTTACTACGACAAACACAAAAACTGTTCCGGGAACACGGTATAAATGCAAGGTTTTCCATGATATTAACAGAAGCACACAGGCTAGGACAATATCCAACTCCGAAACTAATAATCACGGATGAAGCACATTTATCCCGAAGCAACTCTTGGACAAAAGTGTTGGATTATTACGACACATTTGTATGTGGTTTTACAGCCACGCCTGTTCGACTAGATGGCAAGCCACTAGGCGACATTTACGATGAATTAGTGCAAGAGGTTTCTGTCAAGTACCTAATAGAAAACCACAGGTTGGCACCGTATGAATATTACGCGCCGACCGTTGTAGAAACGGATGGACTACGTAAGCAAGCTGGGGATTTCATTATCTCAGATATGGAACAACTTATGAGTGATAGAGCCATCTATTCAGATGTCTTCAAATCGTGGACAACTCTAGCAAAAGGTCAAAAAACCATTGCGTATTGCGTATCTGTTAAGCATGCAAAAGAAACTGCAGAGATGTTTAATAATAACGGATACAGTGCAGTTGAGATAGATGGAAATACACCAGACAAACAACGTGCAGAGATTATGGAAAGATTTCGTAATGGCAAAATTACTGTACTATGCAATGTCGGTATCATATCCGAAGGGATCTCAATTGATGATGTTTCTTGTTGTTTGTTGTTGAGACCTACTGAAAGCCATGCCTTGTATTGGCAACAAGCAATGCGCAGTATGAGGTATCAACAAAACAAAGTTGCAGTCATAATTGATTGTGTTGGCAACTACCTACGTAACCCATTGCCGGATGCCAAAGTTGAGTGGTCATTAACACAATCGGTAAGAAAACGCAAGCAATTTGATAGTGAAGGTAACTTTACAATTAGAACATGTGCAAAGTGCTTTAAGGTGTTTAGTACAGCAGTTAAATGCCCTTACTGTGGCTATGAGTACAAACCGCATCCAAGAGAAATAAAGAGAAAAGAAGAAATAGAACTGCAACGAATTACCGCAGAACAAGCGGAACAAGCAGAGCTAGAACGTAGGCGATTGCGCCAAGAACAAGGTCGAGCAAGAACCTTTTCAGAGCTAGTTGCCCTAGGACAAAAGCGTGGAGTGAAGAACCCTGCATTTTGGGCGCAGTGTATATTAAGAAGTAGAAACAGGGGGTGACTCCTATTAACAAGGAAACAATTTTACAAAATCAAATCATTTGTGTTTTATGTGAGCGAGGGCATTATGCTGCAAATCATACTGTCGGCGAGTTCTATACCAAATATGGTAGTAGAGTAAAGATTGGTACACCTGGCGAAGCAGATATCTATGGACACCGTAAAGATGGTAAAGCGTTTTATCTTGAGGTAAAATTACCTGGAGAGAAACCTCGCAAAAACCAACTAGATTTTATTGAAGCCATGTACAGAACTGGTGCTATCGCTGGATGGTGTACTTCGGTGGAAGATGCAATTAAAATTGTGGAGGGAACAACATGACAACCTTTGGTTCAAGACTAAGTGCAATGTTAGATAAACGAGATATGACCTATGAAGACTTGGCTGAAAAAACATACATGTCCAAAATGGCTATCTGGCATTATATCAACAAGGATGTGTTGCCTACTGCTGACAATCTAAAGGCAATATGCGAGGTATTGGACGTTAGTGCTGACTACATGATAGGATTGGAGACATCAGAGTGAGAAAAGGCACAATAAACATATCCTATATAAGAGGTGGAAAACAAGTGAAAACAATTCACAACAAACTAGTCCGTGACAACATACCGGAGATTATACAAAGAAGTGGTAAAAAAGCACATTACCGTGTGTTAGATAACGATAAAGATTTTGATAAAGCTCTAAAACTTAAACTAATAGAAGAAGCTAACGAACTATATATTGCCGAAACTGAAGAAGAATGCGTTGAGGAACTAGCAGATATTGTTACTGTGTTATCCTGTCTGCTTGCCAACCGTGAGAGAACAAAAGCCGTTGCAAGGGCAAAGTTATATCAAAAGGGTGGATTCTTTGAACGATACTTCTTGGAGAGTGTGGAAGATGAAGAATGATACCAACGAAATAAAGAATAAAATATCCGTTCTGGACTATTTGCAACGATATATGGGTGTGACTGCGAGAGAGAACTCTCGCATCATTTCTCCATTGCGTAACGGTGCAACAAATCCTACATCCTTTCAAGCACAACGCGACTTCTGGTGGGATTTCGGTGGTGGTTTCGGTGGTGATGTCATAGATTTGTGTGCAAGACACAAATTTGATGGAGATGTCGGCAAGGCAATTCGTTTTCTGGCAGAAGCAACTGGCACCACAACGGAAGACTATTCCAAGTGGCGAGATTATACACAAAACCTATGCAACAAAATTGCATACTGGCACACAAAACTTACTGTCGCTGACAGAGAGTATCTGCACTCTCGCCGTATATCTGATGAAACCATAGCCAAATATCGCATTGGCAGAAACGAAGAAGGTCGCCTTGTTATTCCCTACTATCGTGAAGCTAATGGGCCGGTGGTGTATTATGCAACAAGAGCCATGCCAGGTTGTCGTTATCCAGAGTCAAAGTATCGCAAAATGGCTATAGATAACTACAACAATCACTGCGTATTTGGTTTGGATACACTCAATACAGATCGCCGTGATGTTTTGTTCATTGCAGAAGGTGCTTTCGATGCGCTGTCAACTATCCAAGCAGGGTATCCAACCATATCTGCCATTACAGGGCGTTTCTCTGCTCAACAGATGAAGGAAGTAATCTCTGTTGCCAAGATGTTCAGCGAAGTTATCATCTGTTACGATGATGACTCTACTACATCACAAGCCGGAGAACACTTTACCATTGACATGGCACGAACATTATTCCGAAACAACATATCGTTCAAGGTTGGAACAACTCCCAACTACCACGATGTTTCCGACTATTACGCAGCTGGCAATGACATTTCGCTCATTGTAGCCAATGCTCAACCAGGAATGCCGTTTCTAGCATCGCAGTCAAAGACTATGGATGACTTGAAACGCTTTGTGTTTTCTGTCAATCGTTACTGTGATTCGGTGGCAATTTCCGAAATCATCAACTCGTGTGCAGACAAGTTCCCAGCACGTAGCCTAGATGCTCTAGCAAAGATGGCAGCCAAGCCACCAACAGAATCGGATGTCGCTGATGAGATTATCAAGCAACACAATGTCATTTACATCAACAACGTAGGTTTTTACGAGTGGGATGGCCGTATCTGGTCACGCATTTCTGATAACGATATTCGCAACTATGCAGATAAAACCTACGGTAAGCAGTTTACAACTTCCAACCGTGTGAACGCAGTATGCAATCTTTTGAAGGCTCGTACTGTTAGAGATGTCACATTTGACCGAAACCCTGTGCTTACATTCCAAAACGGCACACTTGAGATTGAAAACGGCAACTTCCGTGAGTTTTCCGAGTTTGATTTCTGCTCCATCATCATGGAGTATGACTACAACCCAGATGCAACATGTCCTGTGTGGGATAACTTTATTACCGATGTTACCAACGATGAGCCAATCTCACAAGAAAACTTGCAGATGATCGCCGGTTATGTCCTATTCCCTAACTGTAAGTATCAGCAAGTGTTTATTCTTATGGGCGATGGTGGTAACGGCAAATCGGTATATCTAGAGGTAGTGCAGAAAATCTTTGGCGACAAGAACGTGACTCACGTTGAACCCAATGGACTAACAGCAGAGTTTCAGCGCATCTTATTGAAAGACAGCCTTTTGAATATCGGCTCAGATATCAACAGCGACTTTTCAAAGGGCGAAATTCGTGAGTGGCTCTTGAAAATCGCTGATGGCACATCGGTGCAAGCATGCTACAAGGGCATGACGCATATCGACTTTATACCACGTTGCAAACTAATATACGCTTGCAATATGATGCCAACTGCGGAGACTATCAACGGACTTAACCGCCGTCTTCGTTTTGTCAACTTTCCTTGTCGATATGTGGAGCATCCAAACCCAAGAAATCCTTTGGAACGCCAACGCGATGTAAACATTATTTCCAAACTGCTCAAGGAACTACCTGGTATATTCAACTGGGCGTATCGTGGATACAAACTATTACGCACTGTGAACTATTTCACAGACAACCCAGACCAACAATCTATGCTCACACAGTTTGAGGCAATCTCCAACCCTGTGGCAGTGTTCTGTGAGGATTCTATTTACAGCGGTGACGTTACGCGTGAAACGGTTTACTTCGACTATCGCAAGTGGTGTGATGAAACAGGACACAAACCACTATCTCGTGAGAAGTTTTTGCCCAAGTTTCGTGAAGCTATGGGAGAGCGAATTGTCGAAGAGAAAAACGGCTCAATCAAGGGTGTGAGATGCAGGTATTTTGTTATCAGTCCTGTGTAGTAGCCGTGTGTAGGTTTTGGACTATGACAGCGAAATATATCAAAAATTACACATTGGCGAACAAGTTAAGCAACAGGTAAAATTGAACAACTTGTGTAATCGAAAACCCCCTTTTTCCCTTGTTTTTTACTATCTTTTTTACTATTACACAACTTACACAAGTAAAAATATAGTTAGTAAAGGAAGTTAAAAGGATTATATAGTTTTCCGTGTTTTATATATATAGATTTTTTGCGTGTTAATGTGTAGCAAAAGGAGGATAACCATGCAACAACTATACACTAAACAATCATTGGAACGGTTAATTAGACCGTTTCCACAAACTATTTACTCGTTACAAGTGCTTGCACGTGCAAATCGACTACACAATAAACCGCATGCACATCTTGTACGACTAGCAGACAAACTGGGAGATGTTTTATGCGACTATCAATCAATTATGGAGGAATTAAACAATGGCAACTAAACGAACTATAAAACCACGTAGACCTATAGAAGTGGGAGATCCGTTGGAGATTATCAAGCCACCTAATACTTTGAATCACGGTGTAGCACCTATACAACTACCAACAGTGCCAGAAGGAGCTAATAACAAATACACTTCGGTAGCACTTGCTATTGTAGCGATGGATGCTTGCGACTTGTACGAGCCACAACAAGTGCAACAACGTATTATCGACTATTTCCAAGTGTGTGCAGATAACGATATGAAACCGGCAGTTAATGGACTTGCTTTGGCTCTTGGTACACAACGCCAACGACTATGGGAGATTGCCAACGACCAAGACCATCAACTATGCATTCCAGTAGAGTGCAAGCATTATATAAAGCAAGCCTACAACTCTCTACAACTATTGTGGGAAAACTATATGCAGAATGGTGCAGTCAATCCGGTAAGTGGTATATTCCTTGGTAAGAATCACTTTGGATACCGTGACCAGCAAGAACACATCTTGACACCAAACAATCCACTTGGAAATGATGTGGACTCTGCGACTATC